TGGAAAAGGCTGCTGCCAATACAGGAGCAGAGAATGGCGTATTTACCCCTAAGCAATACAGTGCTGCTGTCAGGCAGTCTGATATTTCTAGAGGTAAGTCACAGTTTGCTAAGGGCAAAGCAAGAGAACAAGGAGTGTCTGAAGCTGCTTTACAAGTTATTGGTAAGGATACAGGAGCAACTTATGAAGGAAGGCTTGCATTAGGTTCTTTAGGTGGTATTGCTGTGTTGTCTCAACCACAGATTGCTTTACCAGCAGCTTCTCTTGCTATGGGTGTTTATAGTCCAGCGGGCTTAAAGATAACAGATGCGCTGCTTCGTCAACGTCCTGACTTAGTAAGGCAGTTTGGTGAACAGCTTCAACAGACTGCCCCTACTGTTGGTGGTTTATTTAGTCCAGCAGCTTTGGAAATAAATAGATGACCTACAACTTCGGATTAACAAGTAAGGCTAAACTTTCAAGTGTCCACAAAGACCTACAGAAAGTGTTCTACGAAGCTATTACTAACTCTCCTTATGACTTCTCAATCACTGAAGGTATCCGTTCCTACGCTAGACAGAAAGAGTTAGTAGCAGCAGGTAAGTCTAAGACGCTTAACAGTAGACACCTTACAGGCCACGCTGTTGACTTCTGTATCCTCATCGAAGGTAAAGCATCGTGGGACTTACCTAAGTACAAAGAAGTAGCCAATCACATCAAGGCAGTGGCTAAGGAACTTAACATTCCTATTGTTTGTGGTGTTGATTGGAAGGGCTTCGTTGATGGCCCTCACGTGGAATTAGACAGGAGTGTGTACAAATGAGTTTATTGTCTCTCCTCCCAATCGTGGGAGATGTCTTAGATAAGATCATTCCAGACCCTGCTGCACAGGCTGATGCTAAGTTGAAGCTCATGGAGTTAGCTCAGAAGGGTGAGTTCACTGAGATGACTACAAAGGCTGACATCATCAAGGCTGAAGCATCGTCTGAGAGTTGGTTAGCACAGTCATGGAGGCCTATCATGATGCTAACCTTTGGTGCTCTCATCGTGGCTAGATGGATGGGCTATGCTGCTCCAGGTATCTCTCAAGAGGAAGTATTAAAACTCTGGAACATTGTAGAGTTAGGTATCACAGGATATGTGGTAGGGCGGTCTGTTGAGAAAATAGTTCCATCAATTACTGAAGCATTTAAAAAGTAAAGGAAAATAACATGAAACCAGCAAAGAAGATGGGTAAGGTAATGCACGAGTACAAAGAAGGTACGCTTCACTCAGGCAAGAAAGGCCCAGTAGTGACTAACAGGAAACAGGCTGTTGCCATTGCAATGTCTGAGGCTAAGATGCCTATGCGTGGTGAGCGTACTGCAAAGAATAAGGCTAAGAAGATGAAATAAGGCTACCAGTGGTGTATAACCCCAGCAACGATAAACATATTAGTAACAAGGTAAGTAATAACTATAATACTTCTAACAAGTGCTACTCTATCTGCTACTCTATAATTATCGTGTGCTTTATCACCTAAGGCTTTCTTCCAGATATACAACAAGTTCATAATAATTATCCTTTAACTAAAAAGCCCCTTGAGCGTTACTGTTCAAGGGGCTTTACTATTACTTGTACTTAGTCTACGCCATTAGGAATGAAACAGTAAAGAACCCTAGATGTAGATAAATGATAGTAGTTTCTTCATTTGATACAACTTCTTTTTCATCCATCAAATGTACTACATCACTTTCAAGACCAAACACCAATCCTGCTTTTAGTTCACAACTTACAATCATTTAACGTCCCTTCTTAAACTGTTTATCAATGTCTGCTACAGAAACTAGAGGATCATTAGTGATGAGTTCTTCCTCAAATGCTATAACAAACTCCTTTGTAAGTCCTGACCTAACGATCTCATCTCTTGTGAAGTTAACAAATGATGTGTCTGTAATGTCATACTTCTGTACCAACATCTGTAAGTACGTTAGACCATCCATACCATTCTTAACGTCTGTCTGTGTACCGCTATTGTCACCACAGAAGATCATCTGAGATCCTTCACCAACTCTGGTCACTAGAGCCTGTACTTCAGGGATAAACAGTGACTGGGCTTCATCGACAATGATGATGCTGTCTTGCCAGCTCCTCCCTCTGATAGTCTCCAATGAACAGATCTCAATGGTCTTGTTCTTGATGTGAATCTCAGTAGATGCTTTACCTAGATAGTCCTCAAAGTAGTCAATCATCTGTTGATAGAAGGGTATCAGTTTCTCATCTAGTGTTCCAGGTAAGAAACCAATACTACGTCCTGCTAGAGGCTGGTAAGCCCTGATTAGAACAACCTTCTTTACATCATTGAAGTGAAGTTTCTTAGCTGCATGCCAGCAAGCTAATAGAGTCTTCCCTGTACCTGCTGAACCCTGAGCAACCACTAGAGTACTGTATTTAAGTGCCTCCAGTAGTTGACTCTGCTTAGGATTCATTGGCAACAACGGAGGAAAATGTTGCCTTGCAAACTTCTCTTTCTTGATGAGCATATCTTGTGTCTTTTGTGCTCGCTTCATACGTCCCCCTTGGAAGTCATTCATCGAATCGGGCAAGCACCTGAAGCACACTCAGAATCGTCAAGCCCAATAGTAGCCTCATCTACGTGGTCAATAGGCGTAGTAGAAGCAACAAGAGCATCATACTGTTCTTTGGTAATTTCCTCCAAAGGAGCCTGTTTGAATCCATGCTCGCTGTGAAGCAAGAATGACAGACTCTTATGATTGTTCTTATAGTTCTTCTTCAAGTATGCGCGGATCTCAGGAAGTTCTTCCTTACGATAGTACACAGTGCAGCTAACGCTATTGTCACTCCAAACCTCTTGTAGCCACTTAACTGTTTCCAGTTGAGAGATAGCTGTCATGTCAGATGCAAGCACTGCATTGTCAGGATGTCGGAAGGGAAACGAAACCACTACAGTGCTGTGGTCAGTAGATCCATCAAAGTTCTGTTGATATTCCACTGGGTAGCCATGATCTCGACAGACTTGTACCAATGAATGATTAGCACTGATACGGATACGTCGGATCATATAACGAGCATAAGCAGGATGACAACCAGGAGTGACACCTGGAAGCAGTGACAACGTACCTGAAGGCTTAATAGTGGTCAGCTTTACAGACTTATTGAAACCATGAGCTGCTGAGTACACATCATCAAAGGTACGGATAGCCTTGTATGCTTCATCGAGCCAGCTCTGTTGTTCCTTAGATGCTTGAAGTACACCAGTGATACCAATACCCATACGCATATTCTCATGAACAATAGCTTCAGTTTCCTTCAAGTGGCAAGGAAGTGCAAGACTATGCTTGTTGATGCGATAGAGCAGCCAAGAAACATCAACGAATTCTTCATAAGAAGTAATGTTAGGCAAGTAGATCTCTGCAAGGCAGCAAGTCTCTTTGTCAGCAAGGGACTGCTCTGCACATGGGTTGTAACCCTGTACTTTAGGATCTGGATACTGTGTCTCACCCAAACGTCCAATCTTACGTGACAGTTTAAGGTTGATAAGACCATAAGGCTCACCCTTGCCTTCGTAGCCATCCCAGAAGAATTCATGCAGATCACCAATGTCGTTACACACAACAGAGTTATTTGACATTGAACGCCACGAAGGAATGTTACCCATGTCCCATCGCTTAGCAAGCAAGTATTCAATGTCATCAGGATCACCAATGGCAATCTGAGCACTTCGACGTACGTTACCTGCAACGACAACAGCACCAATGATGTTCATCATGTCTAGAGCATCAATGGGACGGATCTTCTTACCTGCTCGCTGCTCAAGGATCTTACCGATCTGATTGATACCCCACACAAGATCTTCAGGGCCTGATGCAGTGCCTCCAAAGCCCTTGATAGGAGCACCCTTGGAACGGATCAGAGCAGTTGAGTAGGTGAACGTCTGCTTACCGCTATCGTGGGCTAGGAACGCTGCTTTAAGCGTCTTACCAAGGAGTGCAACCCATCCTTCACGGCTATCAGGAACAATGAAGTCAGCATCGTTAGCATCACTACGGACAGGGCACTTGAAGTCAAGATTAACTGGAGGAATCTTTTCAACGTTTTCTTTCTGGATGTTAAAGCCTACACCAGCACCAAGCATCAGAAGATCCATAGCCCAAGTGAATGGTTCAACAGGCTTGTTGATGACAGTGAAGGCACAGTTCTGGAGACTTGCAAGACCAAGTTTGTTAACAGTATCAGTACCGAGTTGCCACAAAAATCTTCCTGCAACAGTACCCTTAAGTTCAAGAAGGTACTTACGTAGACGTTCATTCTCAGCATCAGTGAAACCTACACCAAGCTGTTCATTAGAGGCTTTGACGATACGGTTAACAGTGTCAGTGAATTCTTCTGTAGGACTATTGATATTCTGCTCATCCAAGCGACGGGCATAGGTGCGCTTGTAAGTGATGTATCCAATAGAACTCCAGGGGGTCGTGATAGTCATTCTTCTAGTTCCTTCTTTAGTCGATCTTGTTGTTCTTCAATAATATCTGACAGATACTCTACTAGCGTTTCTGAATCAACATTCAGTAAGTCTATTAGAGTGATCTCGTCAATCAATGCTAACTTCTCTTTTAACTCAATGAATGTAATCTCATTCATATGCTTCAATCAACTCAGTTAGGTAATACTGAGCCTTCTTAAGATCTTCTACACCGTTCTTATCCATGAATCTCATAAGGTACTGCATCATCTGTACGTAGTCTGAAGTGAACAGAGGCACTGCTGGAGTTCCTTGTTCGTAAATCTTGTCTACCAGTACAGCAATGATGTCTCGTACTTCCAGACCATTTAGAAGCTGATAGTGGCTAGGGCTATTAACTACTTCGTCTTCAGGTTCATCATCATCAATAAAACTATTCATTGGTACGTAGTTACTAAAACTTTCATTACAGGTTTTACAGGGCTTTGTATCAATTCCAGTAGTAGCATAAAAGCAGGTACGGCAGTTATTTGTCATTCTTATTATTCCTTTACGAAAGTACCATTAGGAAGGAGAGTTCCTTTCCTGTTTTTAATTTCCTGATAAGCACCATTAAGGCACTCAGTAAGATCAATATTCCTTAACGAACAATACATCAAAAGACATACAACAATATCGCCTACAGCATCTTTGATCTCATCAATGTCATTCTTAAGTTCAGCATCCATGAGTTCTCCCATTTCGGAAGCTGCTTTCATAACTTGAGAATAGGTCTTAGCGTTAGGGATAATCCTACGTTCCTTACCCCAGCTAATAATCAAATCTTCTAATGCGTGAAACTGTATCATTTAAATGTCCTTATCATATTTTCTTTTAAGGTAATCCATACTCAACAGTAGTTCATCAAACTGACCATCCTTAACTTCATTTAAGATAACTAAGCCACGCCAGTGAGTATTACTAAGTTGATCCATATAGTCTTCATCGTGTAAATAAAAGCTACCAGTAATTATACTACATATAGATTTACCGTCTGCTCTCTTACCGTATGCTATTTGTTTACCCTGTTGATGTCCAGCAACACATGACATATGCAGTTTACTAATGATAGCAGCAGGACTAGCGGCAGGACGACCCATAGCGCCAACAGGCCAGAAATGACTAAAGCCAACACCTGCAATGAACACAGGGTGTAAGAAAGGATGTACCTCCCAATCTTTTTCATACTCAAGATCCTTTGTGCTAATCAACCCTTCAAGCATTGGATTGTTGTTAACTGCTCTGTTGATCCTCTGTTCATGATTACCAAGCGTAAGGATCATCTTAGGCTTGTAGATCTTTTCCTTGTTCCTTTTCTGCTTCTCTTGGAGATCACGTAAAGGACTCAGTAAGATCTTCATTGCATACTTAGCTATATCAACATCACTGGTGTAGCGTTTACCTTCAAAGTATTTGCTACCTACCTTATCGTGAGTGCTTAGGCTAGGCATATCTGCAAAGTCACCAATGTTAACAATAATATCAGGCTTGTAATCTGTGATTGCTTGACCAGCCCACATCAGATGGGTAAGAGGAACATCCTCACGAACTTGGCAGTCTGGGATGACTAAGATACGCATCTTAGATGTGCTCTGAAGGCACTGAGAACCAGTTATGTACACGCTTGATAGCCTTACGCATCTTAGCCAACTTCTCAGCCTCCTCAACAGGACACCAAGAGTAGATAGCAAACTCATCTTCTTTACGATTAAGCAGTTCAAAGTAAAGCTGCTTCAGTGCTTCACAGACAATGGTGTCTTTCATTTCTTCATCAAGTTCAATGTTCATTTTACAAGTACCTTCCAGGATTGAGGAAACTTCTCTGCAACAATGTCAGAGATCATCTTAGCAACTTCTTGTGTCTCTCGTTGCGTGTGGCTGTCTAGACGTAGATTACATACCCTAGCAAACGCATACAAGCTACCGCTCCAGATCCACTCAGTCATCATGTTCTGAGGCAAGATCATCCTTGCTTGTTCAGCACAGATTCCACTATCGATCATATTCTTGTACATGAAGAACAACTGCTTAGTATGGTACGTAGCAGCATCGTGCCATTCTTCTGAGCAGTAGATAGGCTCATCACTGCTGCCCTGCTTAACATTATCAGCCTTCTTACGCCAGTACAGAGGCATGAAGAACTCTGGATCACTATCAACGTAGCGCCTACTTACTTCATTCCAGGACAGTCCTACCTGATGCTTAACAAGCTGCCTTGCTACGAAGATAGGAGCCTTTATACGAAAAGATAGAAATACGTGACTAAAAGGGCTCCAATGGTTATGGTCAGCAAGATACTTGAGTAGCCGTCCATCTTTATCCTCCATCTCAGTTACTACTTTGTTGAAACTTACCCTTGCAGCATTGACAATGGAAAGATCACTTCCCATGCAATCTACAAGTTCAACGCTTTGGTTTACTATTTTCACAGATCCACTCCTTTGGTATTGCTTTATCAGCATACTTAAAATTGTATCTGATACACCAATCAGCATATGTCGTAGTGCTTGCTTTAGATA